AAAGAGTGTGCTTCGTCTAAACTTCTGAACTTAGAAGCAGGTTTTACAGGTTTGGGCGGCGGAGAGATGACTACGTTGTCTTTCATCATTATTCGCTGCCCTCATAATCAGCAATGGCTCCAAGTACAACATTATAAGCCGAATCAGTAACGGTTAATCTAAATGTGAAATTACGTGCAGTACCAAGATTAGTCCATAATGCTCTATGTCTATAAGCTCCCGTATTGCCACTAGTCCGCCACATTTCAGAACCCCATGTCTGACCACCATCTCGAGATATTTGCAACATTAATTGAGGCGGAGAATTAATTAATGTCTCGCCTCTTTGCACATCTATAATTAATGAATTCATCGTAATCCAATCGTCATCTCCATACAAACACTTAGCCGTTCTTTGATGGAATATATTTCTATCATGGTCTTTATTGAACCTATCTGTAAAACTATATAATTTACCGGAAGCCAAATCTCCTACTATATTCTTCCCATCAAATACAACATGGCAACTACCTCTAAACATTCCTTGTCGTGTAGGTAATTCTTCTGGGAATGTATTATCCCATTCGCTTGACCATTCTGCCCATTGATCCATCTTTAAATTATAAACCCATGTCTTATCAGCACTTGGGAAAGAAATAATATAGAAAATATTAGTAGTCATTTCGATAATATATGCAAAAGCATCATCCACTCTGGAATAAGTCGTTAACTCATCCATTAATGGTTCTGTAGATATGGTTTTGACGTCATAATTTTCAATATTAATTATTATGCGATCGCCACTTTTATTACGAGCAAGCATAAATAAAATATTGTCAGATCCTACTTGGATTGTATATGGTGCTATACACCCGTAATTAATGACAAGATTGGTTCTTGGAAGAAAAGGAAGGTCGGCGTTATTCGATGTATGATATAACTGCATACTGTCAGTGCCAATTACATACAATTCCTGATTCATACTGGCGGCTCCAGCAATATTGTCAGCGTAAGTTATTGCTGATTCGTACGCCACTGGATCTACACGACTAAAATCTTCTATTGCAGTATAGTAAAATCTTTGAGAACGCTGTCTTGGATATAGTCCATATCCATCTTGATATGCAGGAATGACCGGAGGATAAAAGGAAGAGTTAACCTCTGCCAAAAATGTCCAATTATCTGCTATAATATGAGCGGTAGTCGTAATAAAACTTACATAAATGCCTTCTTCTAAAAATTGCAATCCAGTAGTTATTGGAATAGTGGAAGCAATCCATGTTAAGCCATTGTCATTTGACCATTTAAAAGTATTTGGACTCGCCACTCCATCGATTTGTATTTTATATGTTTTACTTATATCTCCAGTATAAACACCAGAAGCAGACATGTTATTCGCTCCTGTTCCTGAAAATACCGGAGTATTAATAATGGATGCTGAATTATTTATTATAAAAAATGTATCAGCATCATGATATGCGGTGGCTATTACTTGATATACATAACCATATTGACCATCAAAAATAGCTACTTGATAATCGTTTGTTAGCATTATAACTGGGCCAGTAGATGTATTCAAAGTTCCTTTTAATACCCTAATAGCTCCGGTTTGATATATGTAAAATTTATCATCTATAACTACATATAGTGCTTCATTTAAAACTATCATTTTTCTTACTGATTTTCCATAATGAGAACTTACAATCCAGTAATCTCCAATAGTATGTCCGGTTGTCGCTGTAAATTTAATCTTAACACCATAGAATAAATCCTGATAATCTCCAGTTATAGGAACCTGTGTGGGAAACCATGTTGCCCCACCATCTTCAGATAAAACAAATTTATCTGGCGTGCCATTGGTGTCTATTCTTATCCAGAAATCTTTAGCTATAGAACCAGTAAATGTTCCAACTGCTATTAAATCATTTAACCCAGTGCCAATAAAAATAGGATTATCAACAGTATCATCATTTGCATATAACAATAAACCGGGCCTAGGTAACAATGCGCTTTTATACTTTCCGGTAGGGTCTAATGTCATATACCAATTAATGCAGTTCTGTGCATCTAATTGCAATGAACGCATTGTATAAGCGCCACCTACAAATGGTATTTCAACCTTAGCCATGTCTATTATCCGGTCTTAAATAGATAGAACCAACTTCGTTATCAAATGCTTTAGCTCTTGCATATGATTCTTTTGCGTCTGCTTTTAAGTTGGCAAATTTATCTCCTGTATTTTTACCATATGCAGGACATAATTTTACTGCTAAATTAAATACAATCGCTTCATGCCATTCTTCAGGAAAATCAGGTTCGTTAGCATTGATATCAAGATTGGTAACTTTTTGAGAAACAACGAATTTAACTAACATATCTGCTGTTGTAGGATTAGGCCATAAAGTAACAACCGTTTCTTCTAGCAACCTACTGTACATATAAGAAACAGGCATTGATGACCAGGTTCCTTGTTTATTTGGTAATTCGAAATATTCCTCGTATGACAAATAAGCCATTGGAATATCCGTTATATAATCAATACTTCTTGAACCTGAGTAGACATAAGCTGGATTTTTCAACTTATTGGTATATGTTATTACAATATGACCGCTTGCAGAAACCGAAGGTAATGCACCACCTGCAACAAAATTAATCGTATTGCCAACTACGGATAATACCCTAGTCCAATAACGATAATCAGTATCAAGAGTTACTCCGATATAATCCCCTGCGGTTATGCCAGTAACATCATCAACAATAACAAATGTGTCGCCTATTCCTCCCGCAGCAGTTGTAAATGTTTTTACATAAATATCTGCCGTGAAATTATCAGTCATATTCTCATGCATGGAATATGCAACTTGATTGGGCTGTGGGAATAAATAACATACCTGTTTTAGCCATAATTGGAAACCATCAGCCATCCAATTCTTAAGCATTCTATTTAATGTACGACTGGCATATTCATATGAGAAATCATCCATTTCCTCGTCCGAACCAAATCTATTAATTAAAATAAACGCATCTCTTATTAATTCATATTTGGTTGTATGAAGTTCGATATTGGAAGATAAATTTACAAGAGACATTTTCTACCTCACTAATGTGGTTTACCATCTAAATCATCTGGGTCAACTTCTTCTGTTAGAAATTTAGGCGTTGTATCTGGTCTTGCTTTTGCAACACGCATATCATCAGCAATACCTTTTACAAAATCCTGCGGATTTCTTTCTTCATAACAATTAGGACAAGTAAATAAACCATTCCATTGAGTGCGTAATTTGCTTGCCTTCCATTTCCAACCACATTGGTCACAAATGGCGTTGTAATCACCATGTTTTAGAAAATCCGCCTTACCCATGATTATCTCTTGCTTTGAAGATAAAGAATTATCGTACCGCTTTCACCACTAGCAATGCCAATTGTGGTAAGTAATATATCTCCAGTTGCTCCTGCATAATATGTATTTGATAAACCGCCATTAAAACAAAAGTCAGAATATTTGTCTTTTTCTAATGTCCAAAGAGGGGCGTCAGTAGTTGCATCCCATAATAAACGCGCAGAAAAACCATCTAAAACATATTGGATTCGATTTAATTTCTTGTTTACAGTTGTATTGTAATAAGCAGAAGCGTCGAAAATAACAGTACTTGATTCATCTCCAGTGCCATCTCCTACAATATCAATTTTGACAATAGTATTTCTTTTACCATCTAAAATGGTAGTTTTAGTTATAGCATTAGCCATGTTAACCTCAAAAATTAGGAGAGGAAATAAATCCCCTCCTTTATATTGTTGAATTACGGAGTATAAACCGCAATAGGAGTTCCAGTTTCGCCGTCAGTGTTATAACCTAGGCATTGGGCATCCCAGTTTACTTTTGCTACAGAACTTACAAAGGTAGTACCAGAAGCCACTCTGACATCTACATTCTTAGCCATACCTGTAGTATTAGCTTGCAATACTATTCCTGGCTTAGGAGTTGCATTACTATTTTTAACAAATATGCTTTGCAATCTTGCACCAGTACATTCCGTAGTTGCATTATTAATATTACCAACCACAAAATCACCACTAATATCAATATTTTTCAACGTAGGATTAGCTACAGCAGTTAATTTAATATTAGAGTTTTTCTGAGTGCCAGCACCAGTACCTACAACATATTTCCAACCATCAATGGTTAATCCGGTAGCCGCAGTTGTTGCTACAATACAATCTGTAGTGTCAATTGCAGTGCCGTCATTATATATACCATTGATAATCGAGCAATTAGCTGCTGTAATACTGATAGGACCAGTTAGGGCATCGAGTAATGCTACGAATCTAGGATTAATAAGAGTTACATTAGCGGCAGTAATAGTCATACTTGCGCCAACTAAAGTTCTGAAATTAATAGTTCCTCTTAGAGAGCCATCACCTAGAAATTCAATAATCACTCCGGTTTTATCAATTAATAATGCTCCGGCAGATGCTACGTTTTCAATATGTCCTGCAGCAACAAAAATACGATCACCATTACCAGAAGTACATTGAGTAACAGCATAATTAATTGTTGCAAAAGGATATTTGAAATTACCAACATTGCCATCCGAACCGTTTACACTATCAACCCAAAATACTTTAGCGATTGGATTTAATAGGGGCTCAATCGGTATATTTCTAATAGCAACACCACTAGAAAATCCGAAATCATAATTTGATACTGTCATTTTTATCTCCTATTAAGCGCCTGGTGAACCATAAATACCGCGAACATCGCTGCAACCAAATGAGAATCTGGTGCGGGCTTTGTACTTAGCATTAGTTGTATCGAAATCGTTATCCTGTGTAAATGCAACTGGTATACGATCGAATTTAGTTAATGCAGTTGGGCAATTGGTTTTGATAAACCATGCATCAGGATCAGTTAAATAATGATTTACTGTAAAGCCTTCTGGCAACAAATTCATATTAACAATCGCGTTAATATCTCTATTTGCAGTTTCAGGACGGTTTTCATTCTTTAACAAACGTTCTGCTTGGAACTGTAATTGAATTGGAACTATCAATTTTTTAGGAATGATTCTAATTCTCTTTCCGCGACTATCCACGAACAATCCAATATCAATTAAGGCTTCTTCTAATGATTTTTCAGATAAATCGGCTGCCACTATCAATTCATTATTGAAAGTACCACTTTCAGTGGGATGAACTATATCGCATAACGGTTTACCATCTCCAAATAAGAAAGATCCACTAAATGCATTATTAAGAACATTAGCTGCTACAATTTCCTGAGTATAAACTATTGAATGGGCCAGAGCTTTAGTTCTTTTTGGTGCAACATCTGGATATTGATTATCTTCTAACTCTTCTTGAGAAACAATGTAACCTAAAGCATAAGTTATATTGTAAAAACGAGTCATAAAACTTTGTTTCATTGTGTCATATTGAACTGCATCAGCTTCAGTCTTGATTGGTGCAAGTCCAAGGGTAGTCAATGCTACAGTTTCTTCGTAATTCTTACTTGATTTTTCTACTTCAAATATCTCTTTCCACTCTGCGCCTGCGTCATGCATTTCATATGCGTTTCCCCATATCTTATTAAGACCAGGCCAGAGTAACTTAGGATTTGAACCAGTTGTAATTATACCTGCCATATTATTCTCCTATTACACTCCAGCTACTTGTTTAAAAATGTGCTCATTAATCATGCAAAGTAATTTGCAATATAAACCCACTTGATTATCAGCACGTTGAGGCATTCCTAAAATTCGCAATTGACCATTAGTTGGACTAACAGTTGCATAATCTAATTGCATACCTGATGTTGCAAAAATTGTATTGCCAGCGGCAACTACAATGTCAGCATTAGCACCAAATTCAGAACCATCAGTTGCAGCATCTGATTGAATTTCAAATATTGCATTTGGATCATCACATACCCATACAGTTCTTAATGTAGAAGCTGGACGATATACTTTAGTTAAATCATTAGCATTAATTTGAAATGCAACTACAACTCCAGTTAAAACTTCAGTTGCTGCTGCTTGTGTTACAATAGGAAGCATCAAACCTAATTCGTTTACTATAGATGAGCCAGTCATTTTGACAAAATCGCCTAGGTATAAAGCAGTAGCATCGCCAGAATCAACAACATATTGACGAACGCGCGCATTATATGGACTTCCATAAAGATGACCGACCAATCTTGCGCCAAAAATAGCACTTGTATTAGCCATAAAATCTCCAATAATAATTTTTTATAAAAAAATAGAATTGCGGTAAATAACCGCATTAGATAAGGCGCTCACCTTTAGGATACTGCTGTAGATTTGTAACTATGCTAAATAGTTTAACTATTCGGTTAATTTACCAAAATCGGCTTTTATTTCGCTTTTGATCTTATAACCTTCATTTAGTTCTTTGACTTTGAGTTGGCGTTCATAATCCATAGATTCTTTAAATTTACGTTCTTGATCTCCATCGTAAATTTCTTTAGGAATACGCATTTTATATGCAGTAATACCACCACCAACTTTTGTAGAAAAGGCGCTTTGCCTCCAGACTGGATCTTGGAAATTATTACTTTCTGTTATTTCTTTGCCTTCAATATCTATATGTTCCCATCCACTCTTCTGAAATCGGTAGATGTTTCCTTCAGTATCATTTACCCAACGATGTACATAATTGGGGTCTTCTTCACATACAGGAAAACGCTTTTGAGCTGTCAAAGGCGTTCTTTTCTTTCTAATTAATTCAATTTTCTTCTTAAGATTATTCTTTTCATTGTTATTTGTCAATGGTTTAACTTCTTTTTTAATAATTTCTTTATCATCTAACATTTTTAATTACCCCCTCTCTAATAAGTTGATCTGCATAATCATCTAAAGACATCCCGCATCTTTCAGCCCATGGTTTTATGGCTATCTGTACGTCTCTAGGTAATTGGTTAAATGTATTTTTCTTAGAAGTATTAACGCTTACATTTTCAGGCGATGAAATATTTACAGATGGCTTTCTACTTCTGTTAACATTTTCAAACCTATGCGTAAATAAAT